TGAGCCGACATTGTTAAGTCCGGGTGCTAGTTCCCAATATCTTGGTGTTGGTGCTGGCATTATGAATCTCCTAAAATTTTAATATTCATTATAAATAGTCTCTAAATTTTTCTATTGCGCCTTTCTTGTGCTCTCTTGTGTTTTTGTTCTTCGCGTGCACGACGGCGGGCAGCACGAATGCGTTTTTCTCTTTTGGCGACTGAGGGCTTTTTATGATAGCGCTTGTCTCTCACTGTCTCCAAGACACCCTCTTTTTTAACCCTTTTCGTAAATCTGCGGATCATGCGATCTGCCATGCCGCGGCATTCCTTTGCTGTAACTTTAACGTGTGCTCCCTTTGCCATATCTACTCCTACTTTAGCGCTTGCCAAATGGCTGATGATTTGCCTACAATGGAGCTAATATCAACACCGGGATCACGAGCGTTTCCTAAGTCTGTATCTCCTTGAGATGGCGTAGTATTGGTATGAGGGACAGTTCCTTCAAATAAGTTGACACCGTTATAGGCATCCTCTCCAATAGTTTTCATTAAATTCTGTTTATACTCTTTCATTTTCCGATTCGACTCTTGCATCTGTTGTTTGCGCGAAGATTCAATAGGCGGCTGCTGTGTCTCTACAATAGTATTGCCTTGGAGACCTTTAGCTACTTCTGCTACCACATTGGATAAAAGACCTTCTTCTATAAGGACTTCGTGAATACACTCTTTTACAAGGGCTTTAATAACTTTCTTCAAATCTGCTTTGTTCATGCTCTATCCTTTGATAATTCCTGCGAGCTTCTGCCACTTTTCGAGCAATATCTCATCTTTCTTGTCCAGACTCTCCGCTTGTGCTGCGGCCGCATTGCGTCCCCACTGAGCGGAGGGGGGAGTACCCATGACGCCGGGAGGACCCTTACCGATTTCATATTGCTTTTCTTCTTCCTCTGATTCTCCAGTGTCTAATTGTTGGGGGGTACACTTATCGGCAGGATCAGTTAGCTTCTTTATCGGCGCCGCGAATACTCGGTTGCTCATGGGCTTACAAGTATCTTGGTTCACCTGGGCCACCTGCGCATATTGGGGAGATTTTTGCAGGGGGTCTGTGACCGTTACGACTGCCTTGGTACCCTTCCCTGAAGTATATTCATAGGTGTCGCCTTTCTTAACTGCGGTGCGGGGCTGCTGCTGGTCTTTACCAGTAATAGAACGGCCCGCTTGATTGAAATCTGCTACCTTTAAGCCGGCAGTTTTTAACATAGCGACCACAACATGCTTTATAAATGTCTCATCAATGCCGCTGTTCTTGAGCATTTTGGCGGCGGCTGCAAGATCCATGTTCTCTTGCATCTCTTCGGGAAATTGAATCTCGGGATTCTTGTTAACCCGCGCCAGAGCTTGCAAGACGAGTTTGACTTTTTTCTCATCATACTTCTGACCCATGGCCTTCTTGAGGTGTGCCTGTACCTTCGGAGCCTGCACATATCCCGGCTTGTCGTCTCCTACTACCATTGCTGGCTGGCGTTCTTCTCCGCCTTCACCACCGGGGGGGACAGGCGCGGCTGGAGAGGGCTCTTCTGCGGGAGCTTCGGGTTGTTCTTCAGGTTCTTCCTCTGGCTGCTCTTCTGGTTGTTCTTCCGGTTCTTCTTCTGGCTGCTCTTCTGGTTGTTCTTCTGCCGGTGCTTCCTCTTCTTCCTCGGGTTGTTCTTCGGCGGCTGGTTGCTCTTGAGCATTAGCTGCGGCAAATTCTTTTACATCAGCAAAGCCGGCAGCCATGAAGACATCCAGAAGATCTTGCTTGTACTTCTCGGACTGCAGTGCAGCCGTTACAATCTTATAAAGATTAGGATACTTCTCTAGATTTTCGAGCTTTCCAAGTTTGGGGGCACGACCTTCTTCATGCTCCATACTCCCGAGCCTTTTCTTTTTGCTCGAAAAGGGATTCCAGGCTTCAGATAAATCTAGCTCCTTGCCTTGGTCCATAATTTTAATACGTTGATCTCGCAAGAACTGTTGGTATTCACGCATCACGGCACCATCATCGAGATTAAGTTGTAGTCCGCGGTTGAGACCCTGTAAACTCGTTATTGTTTCGGTGGCTTGGCTCGCGTCCACATCTACCCATTCAAGTTCTTCTTGTTCCCCCTCGGCGTCGGGGCACGGGCACTCCTTGGTGCCGCCATCGGGCAGGCACTTCCGATCTTTAGCGCGAGCCTTTACCATTCGGTTGCTCATCCCCTCATTCAAATACTCCCGCCATGCGTCGGTGTGTTGCTGGTTTTTCTCAAAACTACTCCATTGCTTTTGCTTACTCATTTTCTAAGACCTCATTTAATAATCGGTTAATCCGATCTGCTTTAGTGAACACGTTAGGAGCATTCAAATCCTTTGCTTCTTTCATCATATATGCGCCGGGAGTTGAAGGCTCCGACACAAAATCAAAACAAATAAGCTGAAAATCATCTTCCACGATAGTTTGTCCTTGGGCTTCGCTGACGGATCCCATGCCTCGGGATGAGATTCCCAGTTGTGCGCCGCTATTAACTAGTCCTTTAAGGATGTTGCCAGATGGCGTATCGAGCACTTTGACTTTACCCATTACGTTCTTATCTTCCATCCAGACATCTGTTACCATATGAGAAGCATTCCTAAGATTAATAACAGAATCATCAGGGTGATCTAATTCCCCAAGAGCACGGTGTTCTTTTACTAACTTCTTGTAGTTTTGAATCTCACGTGTTAAAACCTTATAGGGATAAACACGGCCGTTCCCATTTTGAATGTCAGCTTCTTGTAACTTGCCGGACAGCATCATGCCGCCATTAGAAACAAAACGCTTCTCTTCTTCGGTTAACAAATCTTGACAGACGCCACCTTCGCAAAGCGCGTAATATTCTCGTAATAAAACTTTAGCCATAGTTAAGATCCTTTACAACAACGTCTTACAGGCTGCAGCATCCATTTGCTAATCCACGTATTTGTGTTCATGTTTAACTCCTTCGTCTCCAATCAACATATTAAGAACATATGATGTTCCTGATGAAATACAACCTAAAATAAAATAATTTATAGGAGTTACATCAAAATTAAATAGTTCTGTGTAGGGAGAAAGCAGCATTAAAATCCACCCCACATGAAATCCAATGCACATTGGACATGAAAAAAGGCTTCCGAGCCAGCCACGAGTAGGGCGAACGGCATCGAAGACCTTTCCGTATACTAAAATCTGGGTGAGTCCATAAGCTGCCAATATAAAATATAATAAATCCATTTATCCCGGTCCTCTTAATAAAAATTCTTCGAGTTGGCTCGTGCCGCCGGGCGTCTGACGCATCGGGAGCGCGCCTCGACCAAATCGTGCCATCGGTGTTCTCAATACATCAATAACAAACCCAACACCCCCTACAATTTTTACAGCCGCATCCCACCATGGCTTAACACCGCTGGCCACAGAAGTTAGTTTGTCAACAATTCCTTTAAACTGAGTTTCTATAAAACTAGTGAGCTTCTCCTTAACAGTATCTTGCAACCAACTTTTAAATTCGTCCATTACTGCTGCTCCTGCATTCTGAATCTTCTCCATCCACTCTCTATATGGTTCAATAAAATCCGCTACTTTATCCCAGAGCCATTTAAAAGCAAGTGCAAATCCTGCATATCCAATGGCCTTTTTCCATCCGTCCAAGCTCCCCAGCGATTCTAGTATTTTATTAAATTGTTCTAACGCTTTCGTGGCCATGTCACCAAACGTAGGCATCCCCCACTCCCCTAACTTTTGTGCCAGTTGTTGGAGTACTTTTTTGACGTCGCTTACCTTCTTCTTGGTGTATCGCCATATTGTGCCGGCAAATTTGTCGTTCAAGTCGGGATTGGTGGCCACTCGATATAATTGTTGAATTATCCGCCATCCCTCTTCGCCAAATTTCTTTATTCCCTCGACTGCATCCAGAAAGCGTGCACCAATAGCGGTACCGGCCTGTTTAACTTTTTGAACAGCATCATCCCAAAATCCTTCGAACAACATTTGTTCATGGAGAATCTGTTGCCTTAATTCTTCAGTTAGCGGTGTAGGGGTGCCCGATTCATCTAGCGGTAATGGAACTCCCAGAACACCAGTGATATATTCATAATCTTCAAAAAGAGGCTTCCGTACCATATCTTCGATTAGATACCCTCTCCAACTCTCCATTATCAATTTCATTTCAGACATACTGACAGTTCCTATATCGTATATAAGTAGCTGAGTGAATAAGTATCTCGAACAAATCCTGGTCGCATCGAACCCTGTTCGACTTCTTGGGGCACTTCTCCTAGTTCTGTTGAGTGTTCTTTGTCTGGGTGAGTTAGCTCGTCATCTGCCATCGATATAATTGCTTCTGTCGATTCAAAATATGGACGCTCTTCGTCAATAAACTCTGATATTTTAATGAGTGCCATCTTCGGAGTGCTCAACTCTGGGGTTGAGGCTGTTTCCATTAGCGCTTCGATAGAGCCGAAAAATGAGCCGGCTTGGATTGAATCCGAAATCACGAGCCCCTTCTTGCGTAGGTGTGCAAACAGTCTATTCTGAGCACCGTAAACCAAATCACTCATAGCGTCTTTGGGAAATGCTGTTATCTTATTGTTATTCGTCGACAACACAATATCTATATCGCCGTGGTCGAAAATCATTAAGTCGCCGCTCATGCTTCGGCGGACATCCATCTCAAGTCTGACAACTGCATCATCAGCCTTGTCGCCTAATCTAACTGTTATCGCCATTTGCCTGAACCTCCCTAGCTAAACTTTGTGTTCTCAACACTGTCAGCAACGTCTTCTCTTCGACAGGGGCTTTAGCAAACTCATTGAGGCAGCTTATCACCTCCTTAGTACGGCGTACCATCTCTGGATTGCTTTTCATCTCTTCTGTTGTGAGAGATTCCTGCAGAACACCTTTTAATCTTGCGACTTCTTCGTTGAGGAAAACTTTAAGCTCCAAAGCGTTGTCTGCGAAAGAGGCAATATAATACGATAGGAGAGCTTTTTGTTCTGACAGAAGCTCTTCGTTGTATTTCTCATTAAACTTCTCGACAAACTTTCGGACCACTATGTCATCCACTGAGGCATCTATAGTATCAGTTGGTGGCTGTGTGGTCATCTTCTCCAAAATCTCTTGCTCTAACATAACATGCCTCTTGGGGGAGACCTTAGTTGAAAACATCTGTGCTATCGAGGCTAGGTTTCTGTAGTTTGGTACAAAGTTTGAGAATACTGAGGGCTCTATCTCTTTATTAACATCTGCGATTAAAGCGCTCTGTGCGACAAAGATACCGTTCGGGTCGATAAGTCTGTTGGCTATCTTGGCTTCTCTGATAATTCTTTCGGAGGTCTCACGATCGAGACCTTGTTCACAATAAAGAGATTGATGACATTCCAAGTCGCGACGTAAAATAGAATCTGCTCCAAAGTGCCTCTTCATAATCCGAATAACTGCAGCGCGACGTCGATGATCACCTCTCATGGTTGCAACAGTCGCCTCTCGAAGAAGAGCTTCATATACAAAAGCAGTGTTTCTTTTTTTGTTGTGTCTATTTCTCATTCTGTTGCTCCAGCGCTTGCAGTTCATCAATAAGCGAGCCAATAGACTCGTTAACGACAAAGAGTTTTTCCTCTTCAGATAGTTCTCTTGCCTTATAAATAGGTTCCTTTCCTTCAAAAATACCGTTTGTAGTTCCTTCCAATTTTACCAAAGACTGAATATCTTTGATACCGGGAGCTATATTCGTGGTTGTACTCTTGGTTTTGGAGTGTCCCCCTTGAGATAGGAACGAGTTGTTATTTTGGGCTCCGTTGCGTTTATCGACCTTTTTGGGATAGTATTTCTTTCCCTTGTCGCCGGCGGTGCGCTTAGGTGTCCGGTAAGGCTTATCTAAACGTTTCACATCTTTCTTGGATCCTGGGGGGACTGCCAATAATGGAGATTCGTCGGCGGCTGCCTCTGGCTCTCCACCAAGGTCTCCAGCATCTCCTGCGGCCATCTCTTCACCACCCAAGTCGAGATCACCACCTAGGTCGCCGCCTAAGTCTCCTCCAAGGTCTCCACCTAAGTCTCCGCCTAATCCGCCGGCTCCTTCTGCTGCAGCCTGCTCAGCGACCTGCTGGAGGGCTGCGTCGTGTTTACGATCATAATACATCTCGCGCTGGTTTCTTAAGAACTCTTCCTGCGACATGCCAAAGATATTTTGGGTTACCCAACGACGAGAGAAGAAACCCTCTGTAGCTGAAGCTGCAATATCGAACTTCTGCTTCCAGAACTCAATCTCTTGTAGCTCTGCAATCTTTGATGGGTTGTTCAATGTTAGCTCAAAGCTTAACAAGTCATCGCCCCTAAATCCAAGCGTGTACAGGTGGATTACAGCAGCCTTCGTCAGTTCTGCAATGATAACTCTTTGCAGTCTTTGAATAGTTCTTGCGAATCTAATATCCTTTTGTGCTAGAGTTGCTTTATCTTCATCGGCGCCTTCACCCATTGTAAGATAAGATTGAGGAATCTTAAGTGCTGAGAAAAGCTTGTCTCGTAGATATTTAATATCGTCAATGGCTGTGATATTTTGTGCGCCGGCTAAAGATGTAATGTCTGTTGTTGAGCCCGGTCGGACTGGGATGAAATAGTCTTCTTCTATACTCATCGGATTGTAGCGAAGATCAACCTTACCTGTCTTAGGATCAACCACAGAGTGGCGCTTGAGGTTCGTTACAGTCTTTTGCATGAACTGTTCCACATCTTGTGGAGGAATGCCTCCGACATCAATCTTAAAGACGCGTCGTTCTGATGAGCGGATAACACGGTATGCCATCATAGCATCTTCCATAAGTGTTAGCTGGCGCCAGATACGGCGGGCCGGCTCAAGAATAGAGGTTCCATACGGTGCGTACTTATCGTTCCCTAAGACACGGAAATGGCAGACCTGCCAGTTCTCAAAGGTCAATCCTGCAGAGTTCCATTGATACTGGATGTAGTTTGGGTTTGTTGAATCCTTGCCTTCTAATCTCTCTACTTCAGAAGTCGGGAGAGCGATCACTGACTGTACTCCAAACTTATCGTCAATGTCGAGGTATAGGAAGAAGTCTCCGTACTTGCACATTGTGCGAGCCCAACCAAATAGGTTATACTTTAAATTTAATATGTCTCCGAACAATGAGTCCAGCACTGCGGTGATCTCTTCATTCGGGCACTTGATATTAAGCATAGGGCGCAACTCAGAATAAGTCGTCATCTCGTCTGCGTAGATATCCATTGTTGAAGCGATCTCTGGTGCGTATTCCATCTGATCAAAGTCAACATATCGTTCGGCGCGCCGCTGGTTCGCTATTGCATTTGTTGCAACAACATCTAGCGGACTCCTGACTGTCTTTTTAAACTGCTGACCGGAAGCAGATTTAAATCGAGAGCTAAACTTATCTAGGTGCTGGCGACGAATGCGTCGACCAGATTGGGAGCGATAGCTTATGATCGGACCTGAAAACAGTCTTGTCAGCGCCTTAAATAACGCGTTTTGGCTATTCACCGTACTTTTATTGTTGCTAGGGGGTGGCATCTATAACCTCACTTAATAATCCATTTATATTGTTCATACAGGCTTCTTGCCTCGTCAGTTTGTTTGTCTAATATGTTGTCTCTGCGATAACCATGTTGGCCCGGGATTTGGGTGTTCATGGTGGTGCGAGTTGTAATAATCGAATCAA